ATCTCCACAGTGATTTTCTTGACCGTCATGTATGCCCTCAAGACTCCAGAAGAACGAGAAGAGACTGGTTTGATTTAAAATTATATATCGGCTAAAAGTAGAATGAAAGTTCATATTGTTGGTGCTGGACCAACGGGTATGTCCCTTGCGTGGGAAATACTCAGGTCGGGTAATCATGACATCACAATCTATGATAAAAAGTCCTCCGCGGGTGGTTCTTGGTGGGAACCCGAAGAAGGACCCAGAGATCTTCATGCACATAGAATTGTTTTTGACAAGGCATTTGTGAATACCCAAAGTCTATTCAGTGAAATGAAGATCAATTGGAATGATATCTTTGAACCAGCGGAGAAGGATCTTTACAGTTTTATTTTGAGTTCCCTAAAGTTGAAGGACTATGGTGCACTCACTTCTCTCGCTGCGAGGGTCCTCGCTCAACCCAAAAAGTACAGGGGTGTTTCCCTCAAAGATGCTCTTGGTGACTTGACGGAATGGGGGCAGAGCGTCCTTGAGCATCTTCCGCTCATTATGGATGGTGTGACATGGAATGTTATGAGTGCCTATGAGTTTGTAAAAAGTTTTGACCACGTGGCTCTCTCAAAGCAATATACCCAAAGAGTTTCTGGTAGAGTCATGTGTGATGCAATGCAAGAAGCCCTTGAGAAGGTTGGGGTAACCTTTCAATTTGGCAAAGAACTTGGAGAAGTTGACTATCTTCCAGATGGTTTCAAGGCACAATTTACAGATGAAACCCATATTGATGATGGAATGCTTTTCCTCTGCCTCGACAATAGTCCAGCTCTCAAGTTCCTTGGAGACAATTGGGGTCCAGACGCAGAGAAGAAGGTTCGGGAAAGTACCTATGGGTGTATCAATATTCTTTTTGACTTTGATGAACCCGTGAAGCTCAATGATGACCTCAAAATTGCGACCACAACGAGGTGGAATCTCCAACCCGTTGTCCTCGCAGATGGTCACACGGTTTCGTGTGTCATATGTGATCTCACCGAGGAAATCCTGACAACACCACCCGAAGAATTGAGGGTTCGAGTCCTTGAAGAGTTGGATGTCCCTCTCCCAAAACAAATCCGAATTGGTTGGGGTGCTGAATGGGATGGAAAGCGGTGGAAATTCTCACAGTCATCTGGGGTTCTCAGTCTTCATGGTCAACTTTCATTCTTTGGGGAGTGTCCAAGTGTCGCTATGTGTGGTATGATGTCTCCTCGTAACACCCCTTACTCGAGTATTGAAGCTTCTGTAGAAGTGTCAAGATCACTCAGTCACATGGTATTTGGTACACGAGAACCATTGAGTCCACTTCTTCTCACACAAATTATATTCATGACACTTTTAGTGCTTATAGTTTTAATTCTCATCTATCGTAACAGAAACCAATGAAGTTTCTAGCCACTGTACATACACCCATGTATGACCATAACGACAAAAAATATATTCGTTTGGTCATTCCTGAAAAATACGCCGAATTTATTCAAAGAAAACACATAAAAGAAGTGAGAGACAACCCTCTTGATGGTCGTATCCTCACTGTGAAAGTTCCATTTCGTTATAGGAGAGTGATGTGCGTTGTTAAGGGAGAACCTATTCAATCTCTTGTAACGGGGTGTAAAGTTGAGGTCGATGTAGACTTTTGTGGTTTCTGGAATATTGGAAACTATAGTGGTTATTCCTGGAAACTAACTCAGATATCATCATCTTCTAATATTTTTTGATATTCCTCTTTCTCCGACTCTGACATAGGAACTTTAAATTCTATTAAACCGTTTTCAATTAAATTATCGTAATATTTTATAACACCTTCCATACGTAAAACTTCATCTCTCAATTCTTCTTTTTGCTTGTAAATCCTATCCCTTTCAAAAGTGACATTAAGTATACGATCCATTATTACAATAATACATTCTTTAATCTTTAATCTTTTCTATTTCTAGACATCCCATTTTTTTTAATTCATTTAAAAACTTTAAGACGCCTTCATCCTGTATATTTTTATCTCTGCGTTTTTTTATAAGATTTTTGTAACGTTCTATTTCTTCATCGACGATAAGTTTAAACGTCATTATATCTGAAATAAAGATTCACATCTTTAATATATTGGATTCACCCCGTCTCGGTTTCTTTTTCTTTGGGTTGATCTTCCCCCTTCTTTTCTGGAATGTCGATGGTTTTTAGTCCATTTTCCTTAAGACTCATAAATATACGAAGACTTCCCTAAAGTCTGTAAACCTCTTGATAAGTAAGCTCAATAGCTTCTTGAATCTTCTTGATATTTTCCTCAATGTCAAGGGGCGGCATTTACTTATATAAAGTTACTATTCTTTAATATAGTAGATGTTAACGCGAACTGGATACCTCGTGACTGAGGGACCAATCGCTGAAATTAAAAAAGAACTCACAGTAAGACCTCAAGTCAATGGGGACTATGGATTTCCTCCACCACCTTTCAAAGTTTTTAGAACAGCTAAGAATGGAGTGTGCGTTCCAAGATTCTACGGAGTTGCTCGGGTTGGAAAACCCAAGGAGGATAGACGCCCCCAGCCAGCCAGGTCTCAGGCTAAATTTGTTGGAACCCTACGAGACGCCACCCATCAGAACGCCGCACTTGCTGCGGCTCTTAGTGCGGGTCATGGAGTTCTCTCGCTCCCATGCGGGTATGGAAAGACCACCGTATCCTTGGCGATAGCTTGTAAATTGGGCTACAGAACTATGATTGTTGTTCATAAACAGTTCTTGGCGGATCAGTGGAGAGAACGAATCCAACAATTCTGTCCGGGTGCTACGATTGGCATTGTTCAACAAGACAAGAAAGAGACTGATTGTGACTTTGTCATAGCCATGCTTCAATCCCTTTCCCTCAAGGAGTACTCTTTCAGTGACTTTGATTCGATTGGTACTCTCATCGTGGATGAAGCACATCACATTTGTGCAAAGGTGTTTTCTCAATCACTCTTCAAAATGTGTCCCAAGCATATCTTTGGCCTCTCGGCAACACCCGAAAGGAAAGATGGACTCACAAAGGTTCTTCATTGGTTTATGGGTCCAACCTTTTTTGCTGTTGAGAGGAAGAACCAAGAACAGGTAGAAGTCTTTCCCGTGACCTACGAATCATTCAACTATAGAAATCCACCACCCTCAACACGCTTCGGTAAAGTCTCCATGCCAAACATGATTACCGAGGTTGTGGAGGACAGGAAGAGAAATCAAATGCTTGTGAGTCTCATTAAAAAGGCTTCGGCGGGAACCCGTCAACTCCTTGTCCTCAGTGACAGGCGCTGGCACTGTGAGATGCTTCACCAATGTTTCCCCAAAAACTCAGGTCTCTACATGGGTGGTATGAAAGAGGCTGATCTCCAGGCTTCGTCCAAGAAGAAGATCATCTTTGCGACTTTCAGTCAAGCCCACGAAGGTCTCGACATCCCAACCCTTGATACAGTCATTTTAGCATCACCTAAATCTGACATCACTCAAAGTATTGGTCGAATTATGCGAGAGACTAAGGGAAAGAAGAACAACCCACACATCTATGATATTCACGATCCGTGGTCACTCTTTACAGCCATGTTCTACAAGAGAATGAAAGTATATCGTCAAGGTGGATTCAAAATCCATGGTAAAGCTGCCGAAGAAGAGAAGAAGACGGAGTTTCCTCAGGGAAAACCACTGTTTTTATAATCTGGGCATAAATTAAATGTCTGGTGCATTGATTCAACTTGTCTCCAAGGGTGCGCAGGACATGTATATCAATAGTGACGAGGGGCATTCATTCTTTCGTATGAAGTTTACGAGGCATACAAACTTTTCACAAGCTCCAAAGATGATTAAGACAATTACAGATAAAGATCCTGTTTTTACTGTTCCAGTTTTAGGCGATCTCATAAATTGTCTTTGGTTCGAAGGTCTTGAAAAGAATTCAAATGTTTCTTCAAATCTCCTCTACAACTCAACAATTGATCTTTATATTGGTGGTCAAAAAATAGATTCTCAACACTATGACTATTACGCGGACATATGGCCAAATTACCTTGCAGATACATGGACGAAGCAAGAGGAACTTACAAATAAAACAAGCATCTCAAATAGAAACTTTCAACCACTTCACTTTTTCTTTTGTGATCACGGAGCATTTTTACCATTGGTATCATTGGCGCATCACCAGGTTGAAGTAAGAGTCAATTTTGATGAAGAAAGTCTCACTGGATATGGTACCCCACAGAAACGAATCAACGTGTACGGTAATTACATTTACTTAGACAAGGAAGAGAGAGAATCCCTTGTAAAGAGGCAAATGGATTTTATAATCACACAAACACAAAAGGTCAATTTCCCCCTTTCAAATGTTGTTGATAACTCAATTCAAACCGCAGGCGGTTATAACGATTTAGATTTGAGTTCGTTTAACCACCCCGTGAAATCAATATTTTTTGGTTATTCAGCAACGAATATTGATCCAACAAATGATCGTTTTACTTTTAAAAATGCAGACATTCATATCAATGGAACACCACTTCTTGAAAATATGAGTCCAACATACTTTCATACAATTCAAAATTATTATAAGTCAAAATATGGCAAGACCGATTTTCGTGTTGATTCCGAAGATCTTATGTACACAAGATATTTTCTGTATCACTTCGGTCTAAATGCATCAGACTATAACCCATCTGGTACATGTAACTTCAGTAGGCTTGATAATGCGAAGCTCATCCTTCGTGGTGTTGAGAAAGGTAACTTTAGAAGTAACCAAGATGAAATTAGTATTTTTGCTTTAAACTATAATGTCCTCAGGATCCGGGATGGTTTGGCTGGAATTTTATTCGGGAACTAAAGTATAAATGGGTAGAACCGCAAGATTTGAACAGATTTATGTAGCAAGTCTGGACGCAGAACCCGTTGAACAGGAAACTCTTACAGGTGTCAAGAGTATTCTGACGAGAGAAGTTGAAGCAAATGAGCTTCTTCTTCTCGAAGAAACGGGCACGAAAGGGCGCCTTGGTATAGCTAATACAGTACCAACAAAGTCTTTATCAGTTGGTAACAGATTTTTTGTGGATGATACTGATATAATCGTAGCTGATATAAAAGGTCGTGCCAGAGCTGAACGTTTATTTGTCGAAAACCAATTTGCAATTGGCACAAACAACCCAACAAATGCATTTCAAATTGATTCCGGTGGAGATAGCAAAGTGGTTGTTGACTTAACTGGTCGTGATCTTATGACCGTAAATGGTAACTTGGTTGCGAGTAACTTAATTTTATCGGATAGATTTACAACATCTGGGTCAAATCTTATTATTCAAGAAGTGGACTCAAATGTGGTAATCGTCGATGGTGGACTTAAAGCATCGAATATTAGCGTTGGAAGTAATGTTGGAATTTTTGACCAGGGTTCTAATGTCATGATGTTAAAAGGTAATGTATATCATGAAGGTTATTTTGACCTTATAGGTAATATTTCCGTAAAAGGTAATGTTACTGTTTCGGAAACTGCGACATATATTTCTACACAAGATTTGCGTGTTGCGAATGTTGTCATTCATTCGGCTTTTGGAAATGAAGTACTGTCACGAGAAACGGCATTTGTTATGACACCCGGTAGTCTCTCAGGTTTTTCAAATGTAGCACTGGGTTTCGTCGGTGGCGATCGGGGTAGAGAGATGGCCTTTTTTCAAACGGACGCTTACGGCGGGTTAAATGCGGACACAATTAATGTAGACAATACAAAGTCAATTAATGTTCATGTATATGGTGACATTTACACATCAAACAATATAGGTGCCGCGAACACATATCCAACACACGACCTCTGTGTAGGTTCAAATGTCTTTATTGACGACACAAACTCAAATGTTGTCTACGCAGATGGTAATGTGTACGCCAAGGGTCTCATACTTGGATCAACTGGTTTGCGTGCGGGGAATCTCCTCGTATTGGATGCGACTTCTGATACACCAGTTACGATAAGTGGAAATGTCCAAATGACTGCGTTACGCACTACGGGTACGGCTCCATCAGGTATTTCAAACTTGTCACCTACTGATACACTTTCTGTAGGTGCCAAAGTATTTGCAAACACAAGTGCTGTGAATACCCTCAGAATTTTGGGTAATACCGCAACAACAAATCTTACGACCGAAATGGTGTTTTCAAGTTCAAACATTGTAGTCCACGCGGATAGATTTGGTGGTGACAGTACATCAAATGTACTCATTCTTCGTGCGGGTCCAACTGCGTCAAATGTGAGTGCTATTGAAGTCTATGGTGCGAGTACAACAGCTACACAACAAAAAATTACTATGAAGACAAAGAATACTGAAAGAATCCGAATCACTTCGGATGGCAATGTTGGAATCGCAAACACAAGTCCAACGGAGAGACTTACAGTGTCGGGTAATATCTATGTGATTGGGAGTAACACCATTTCAACTGGTAACATATGGGGATCTACGGGTAATATCGCGATGCGTGCGTATACGAGTGTTCCCAATGGGGAAACACGGGTTGAAAATATAGTTGGGGCTGGAAAAGGTCTCAAGTTTTTCGCGAGTACCACACCCACAATGGGTACACCCAAATTGACTCTCTTGGAATCAAGTAATGTGGGTATAAATGTAGCGTCACCAGTGGGTAGACTCCACACTTCTGGTGGAACTGTGTTTCTCAATGATCAACCAACATACAGAAATGGGTACAGCCACCTGAACTCTTCCCTTGTTGTAACAAACACTCAACCAATTGTGGATACCACTGACCTCGGTACAGTGTTGCACTTGGCTCGTGAAGGAAATGCGACACGCCACGGTGTGCGAGCCACTTTCAAATTGGGTAAGCATGACAACGCATCTGGGAAATCCAAAACAAAGATGGATATATATCTGGCGGATGAAGACTATACAGATGAAGTAGATGTTTTGACTCTTCAAAGTGAAGGGCGTGTGGGTATCGGTACTACACAACCATCGGCACATTTGGAGGTATATTCTACGGGTACAGCAAACCCCTTGACAAATGGTATCCTCGTACACAATCACGAGGCCCCATCGGGTGATGCGATAATCGCTATGCAGACCGATATCAATGAAGGTAACGCGTTTACATCTTACATTCAAACCGATCAGGATGTGGATCCTACGGGTTGGGCGGTGGGTGTATCCGGTTCCAATGACTTCCGAATTACACAAAACCCCAATAAGGTTTATGACGCGGCTGCTGTCGGTGTATTCATAAATGGTACAAGTCGCGATGTGGGTATAGGTACAGATGCACCTCGTGGTGCTCTCGAAGTTGTGGGAAATGTTGTGATTGGACAACAACTCTCATTTTCTGGACTTTCAGGTGACGAGTTTGGTAATACCCACATTATTGAGAGAAGATACAGTGAAGATTATTCGAGAACCGAGTTACTCCTCTTTAAGGGTAACGAAGCTTCTTCTGTTGATACGGGCCCAGATAGAATTAGACATATCGCCGGCGAACACGTTTTCCAAACATACACATCTTCTGGTGAAACCCTATATGGATCAAGTGAAATTTTGGAAACTATGGATGGTCAAACAGATAAAGCCCTCGTTATTTGTGATAATGGGATTGTGGTTGTTGGTGGACAACGCGGAGATGCGAATGGAAGAGGTCCAAATACTAAACTAGTCGTTAATGGTGATCTCGAGTTTTCTGGTGGGGGATCGTTTTCATTAACGGGCTTTGAATTATCTACAACTACGGGAGCTTCAAGTCGTAATATTATTAGAAGCCTTTTAAATGGTTCCACTCGCCGCCCTCTCACATTCGTACACGAGATTGACTCTAGTAATGATGATGAGTTCGCTCGTTTCGATGAACAAGGTAAACTTGGTTTTGGTACGGATTCACCGACTGCAAATGTTCACATTTATGACACTACACTGGAAAGTATAGACCTTCTGAAACTTGAAAGTAACGGTGATGATAAAGAAACTGGTTTGCTCCTCTACACAAATGACGGTGAAGGTGCATCTATTCGCGGCTTCAGCAATGCTGCGAATGGTACAACCGGGTTTGTCATGGGTGTTGCCAATAATAGTACAATAACCAATTGTATGCATCTTATTCATACGAGTAATGTGGGTATAGGTACACATAGTCCAGCCTCAAAATTCCATGTATATGATGGTATCCCAAGGGTAGAGAGTTCTTCTTCAAGTGCGATAATAGATCTTGTAACAACTGCTGGCACTTCTAACATTTATGCTGATACAACTGGTAATGTATATATTCAGCCTACAACACCTTTAAAAACAACATTTATTAACAGTATTGTTGATATTACGGGTGATTTAAGTGTTGATGGTACTATTGATTTTACAAATATTGGTGTAAATCTTGGAGGTGCTGTACCAGAAGCAGATATTCATACAGGTGGTGGTGTTATAACAAGCTCTAGTGAAGTTTCACGGAAAACATACGCTAAAACGTTCAGTATTGGAGAGGGTGATGCAAAAGATATTCAGATAATATTTGATAAAGGTGCATTCTTCGCAAAAATTGTTGCTATGTTGAGAAGAACAGATGGGTCCACCGTAGAAGACTTAAATACAATGATTCTTGAAGTTCATGGTGGGACAGGGGATGCGTCTAATCCAAGTTTAGATGTGGCGGTTGGTACCAAAAATGTTTTCGGTGGTACAAACAGTTATCCATGGAGTTCGGTTGTAACTACAGGACAACGAGGTATAAGTATAGTTCCATATAACGTAGATTCTTCAAGAATATACAACTATGACATATCCATAGAACTCATGTCTTCATGTGGTGGAAAAGTTACAAAAATAACACGGAATCTCACAATCCCTGGAAATTTGGATACCGGTACAGGTGGTCAGTCGGAAGTTACAACTTTTGACTATTAATTTTACCAGGTTGGGGAAAACCCAATGGTAGAATTAGTAAATAATTTACGCCCTGATGGAATCAGAGACGGCTAAGAAGAGGACGCCGACAATGAAAGCCATGACGACGTAATTACATTCAGTTTCCTCGAGGCCAGTTAGGGGCTTTGCTTCTTCACCCCTGGGTTTAACAACAGGTTGTTGTTGTCTGACCGGAGGTTCAAGTTCCTCCAAAGGACAGTAGCCTATCATTTATACTGTACTTAGAGATTAATTTCAGTCTTCTTCTTCTTGCGACCTCTCTTAGACTTGGTACCTTCAACATTCACTTCCTTCACTTCACCTCCAGTAGATTCTCCTGAAATGGAGACAATGTCAGACACGTCATCATCGTCTTGTTCTGTGACTGGTAGCTGCACTGTCGTGTTCATTGGTGGTGGTGGTGGCATCATGACACCACCCATCAAGCTTGAGATGTCAATACCAGGACCCTGCATCTCATATTGGCCAGTACCACCCACTGGAGCCGCATCAGCTGGACCAGATGGCGCACGAGTGGTATTTTGAACAGCGGACATCATATTCTTGACGAGATCTGGATTTTGCTTCAAGACATCATTCATATTGGGGAGCGCACTCTTAAACATGGAGTTTGTAAGATGGAACATCATTGCTGAACCACCCAACATCATGATGAGCTTGACTTCTGGAGCAACATTGACCTTGGAACGGTACTTTACATACAGTTCTTCAAAGACACCATCATAGTCATCCACATTCTCCATCACAGATTCAGACCAACCCTCGAGTTGAATTTCGAAGGGATTGTACCGTTTATTGAGGAACTCGAGACCCGTGACACAGGCGACTAACATACGCCGAGAGAAGCGAATAGACTGTTCAACATCAATACTATAGGTAATTCTCTTGACTTCTGTTCGGAGATCTTCAACATTAGAATATGCATTGAGTCTCTTGTTCACGGCAAACCCCTTCTTCTCAAGGCGGCCCAATTTATTAAGGAGATCACTCCTCTCTTCATCAATGGAACTATAGCCCTTTGAAGGTTGATCCTCTTGAGGAGCAGGGCCATCGTCGGCGTCATCAAAAAACATTTGTTCATCTTCGCCATAGTCAATCTCTTCATCTTCTTGAGGAGGTGACGGAGCCGATTGTTTGTTTGGATTCACAAAGGCATCCATGGCTTCTTGTTGTTGTGGAGGTGGTGGGCGACGCACCTGCTGTGGTTGAGGTCGTCGGACAGGCTGAGGACGCGAGGTTGAAATCTCAATTTCATCCATCAGGGCCTGTTCGTCGGCGTCCAGTTTCATCACGTGGGTGCTTCCGCGATCTAAGACAATTTCTTCGTCCATCTACTCTCTAATAGGAAACTATTCAATAACCTTTAACGCACTTTAGAAAAAATATATATGTACATTATAAATGCTCAACCTTAACCGTGCTAACCGAAATGCCATCATGTCCATTGTTGCCTTGATCATTTTGATCTTTGTGCTCGGTATGTTGAAAAACACCAGCAAGTATCAACCCAGACCAATCACCATTAAGGCGATCAACGAAAAGTCCATCTTTGACCTTGAGCACCGCCTTGAATGCGCCCCTGGCTACACCAGTGAAGGAAGCACATACACTAAGAGTCTCACTCCAGGTGGTCTTTGTACTTCCGAAAAGCTTGTCGCGGAACAAGCGGGTGGCTACGAAATTGAGGACGGAATTGGTGGATCTTTAATCTAAGCTAATACTAAATGGCTTTGGTTACCTCGCCCCAAACTATTCCAGATCTTGACTACGAGTATCACACCATAACCGTTGACACCATCGGTCAAGACAGTGCGAACACTTTTACTTGCCACCTTCAGCAACCCCTAAAAAATGTGGTTCAGGCGAGACTCCTTGCGGCTCATATTCATTCAACCGATGCGACCGAACATTGCTATGTCTCAGTTGAAGAATTGGATTCCATTTTCAATGACAGAGCTTCAAATGTTTTGACTGGTCAGGGACACTTGAGTATGCTCCGAAGTTCTTTTGCGAGTCTCATAAGTGAAAGCACTACACACGGTGGAAGTAATTCACTCATCACTTTCAAAGACAACTATCCAATCGCGACACAATATGTCAACCCAATCAGGCGTATTGATCGCCTCGCTGTGACCATCAGAGATCAAGATGGTAATACAATTAAAAATTCCACTGATACAGGCGCAAACTTCTTAGTTTTTAGATTTGTGTGTAGAAAACCAAACTTGTAATTTTCTCCCTTTAAAGTAGTAATAACATGTCTTCGGGTATTGTTCAACTTGTAGCAATTGGTGCTCAGGATGAGTACATTATGGGCAACCCAGAGATATCGTTTTTTAGTTCAACCTTTAAACGACACTCTAATTTTTCACAATCCGTTGAAAAGCAAACTATACGCGGAGATGTGAAAAATAATTCAATGTCAAGTGTTCAAATTGAGAAATCGGGTGATATGCTCGGATATATCTATTTGACAATCGATGATACAATAGAAGCTAAAGATACCTCACGATGGGATTTACTCATTGATAAAATTGAGTTGCTCATTGGTGGTTCTGTGATTGATACACAAGATTCAGTGTTTACAGAAAAGATTGCGATTGATACATTTGCACAAAATGTTTCACGAAGTGCTATCGGTACACACCCAGGTGTCCATGCGCGTTCCTATTTTTACCCCCTTCGTTTCTTCTTTTGTGAAGGACCACAGTGTGCACTCCCACTCGTTGCGCTCAACTATCATAATGTGGAGTTACGCATTCACTGGGGTTCCCAAGCAGCAAACTACAATTTTGAAATGTATGCCAACTACTACTATCTTGACAATGAAGAACGCGGCAATATTGCGACGCGTACACACGACCTTCTCATCACCCAGGTGCAGAAAAATATTCCAAGTGGTGAAACTGTTCAAGATCTCATCTTTAACCACCCAGTGAAGTACTTGGCATCTTCAGACACCACAACAGATGGCGCTCTCACATCACCAACAAACAAAGTCAAGTTGAGTATAAATGGTGTTGAACTTGGAAACTACCGATGGGGTAAGCCACACTATATTGATGTGATGAACTATTATCACACAAACTTTGTGACTTCTCCAGACTTTTTCCTTTATTGTTTTTGTCTCATGACAAGTTCTCTCCAACCAACGGGGACCCTCAATTTTAGTCGCATTGAGTCAGCCAAGATTATGAGTGAGGGGACAGTCATAAATGACCCAATTTACGCCGTCAACTACAACATACTTCGTATACAAAATGGGATGGCTGGTCTTCTTTACGCAAATTAATTTGCCTCCCTATATTAAATGGTTAAGAATATACCTGCTATAGAAAGATCTACGGAGATCAGGTTTGGTAAGCATGTACCCGACTCAACGGATCAGGCGGATAATACCATTGTCTTCAACGCAAGTAATGTCTTGGTTCCAACCCCATACAGTAATGCGGTGTATTTGTCACCTATCAGGAACAGACCCGATTTTACACCCCCAGAAGTTGTACTTTTGATGTATGATCGCAACACCAAGGAGATTACAGAATCTGGAGAATCCGCGAATGCCCTTGTCGGTGGCGTGACGCTCGCCCTTGCGGTAGATCGCGCAAATGTGACATCAAAT